CCGAGATCTACACTAGATCGCTCGTCGGCAGCGTCAGATGTGTATAAGAGACAGGGCTACATCATCACCTTGTAAGTAAGGGTCTGTCATACCAATAGCCGCTTTCATCATATCTGGCTTTTGCGCTGCATTCTTAAGCCCTGGGATCTGCTCATTATCAAACTGTTCGTCAGGAGATAGATCATAAGGCGTTGGGGTTCCTTGGAGAGCACCTATGACCTTATCCAGTGCCCTTTTACGGCCTGTGTCGAATTCCTTGTTAAGCTCCTTCGACTCATCATCAACCCGCTTATTAGCCATTGCTCCGATAATGGCTGTGCCTATCTTTCCCAGTCCCTGGCCCCATCGGTCATCAACTGCGTGACCTGTGACTGTCTGTGTGCCGGAATAAGGTTCCAGGGATTGGGCTGTGATGGCTTGGGCGAGTTCGCGCCTGCGCTTGAGCTTACCCCACTCAGAATCTAATGGTGTTCCTGAATAACGACGCGGCATTACCTTATCATCCCATAGTCAACTTGCATGTAGCCGTCCACTGTCTTGACCGCTTCAGGCATAACCTTGATAACGTCTTGAGCCATGACACCAACCTGTCTTCCACCACCCCAGATGTAATCAAAGGCGTATACAGGGAAGCCCATCAAGCTTGTTCCATGTCGTTTGATATTCGTTTTAAGGCGACGGTCAGACCACGGATAGGCCCCGATACCAGCAGCCCCTAGCCCGAATAACCCACCGGCTAAAGCATTGCCTTGAGCTATACCCTGATTACTCTGGCCTAAGTTATATTGCCCGGTCTGACTGGCAGCACCGGCATAATCAGGCCCCCCAGTAAACGACTGCTGGCCGAAGGGCTGGAATTGCGGCATTCCTACCTGAGAGCCAGACCTCAAGGCTGAAATCTCATTCAAGGGAGTTTGACGCTGTAACAGGGCCTCTTGAATACCTTGCCTACGGGTATCCATTCCGGTTGTGAAGTCGGTCATTCCTTCCTGGTTATATTGGTTGCGTGTATCCATCCCCGTACCGAACCTGTCCATGCCCTCTTTGCCCATCTGCTGGCGTCCAGCAATATCTGAGGCATAACCCATCCCTGCCATCTGTTCAGCGGCAATTTCAGCTTGTTGCCTTGCATCGGTCTGCTTACGGTCGGATTGTTCCATCTCCCGGTTAAAGGCTTCACTGCCCACAGGGATACCCTGCGCTACCAGTCTGGACCGTTGCTGCTCTTTCTGCCTCTCGGTATCGGTATTTACCCGACTCATCATGGCATCGACGACACCTTGACGATGCTGCCCATATTGGCCTAATTGGCCTTCAGGGCCTTGGAATTGGGGCATGTTGCCGGTTGCCCCTTGATACTGAGGGGTCTGGCCTTCAATAGAGAAAGGTGTGTCTAGTATGTTTCCTGCCTGATCGAGTGCCCTGGTTCCAAGACCAGCCATTTGCGTTGTGTTTCTTTCATTAATATCAAAAGCTTTCTGGCCTTCAGGACTAAGTTCTACCCTTTCTGTCCACTTGTCAGGGCTTCCAGGTGTTGTATAGTCGTCGATATTCGGCGCTCCACCTGGAGCTGCCTGCTGACCACCGGTAGAAGCTCCTTCGGTTGGGCGAGGAAGATATTGGTTGTTTATTAAAGCACCACTATCCATTGGTCCGTTGTTTGGGCCATATAAACTTGAATCGCCCGTATAAGCGCTTGCGGCTGGATTTACCTGCGCCTGCGGTGATTCCATACCAGGCCATGCGCCTGGGGTATATCCGCTCGCGGCTGGATTCACCTGCGTTGACGCACTTGGATTAGCCTGATTATAAGCGGCTAGAGCTTGGTCGTAACCGGCCTGGTCTATGACCGGATCACTATAACCTTGCTCCCAAGTCCTGGACCCGCCTGGGTAGTAGCTGTCAGGTCTGTTAGCCAGAGTTTGATAACGGGCATTAGCCAGGTCTCCAGCGGCTGTAGCCTCTGCTGCGCCTGCATAATCAGGTGGTGGGGGAGAACTGTTCTTGCTCATTTATGCGGCCTCTACTTTCCGGTTGATCCATCGACAGTCTTCTCGCCTTAATTCGAGAATGACCGTATCTATGCCTTTCTTGTTCCCGTCTTTAATCCGGGCGATTTCCTTAAATCCTAATCTTTTATCGAATCTAAGGGCTTTCTCGTTCTCACTGCTGACAAAGCCTAAAGCGGTCAATCTGTCACCAGTGTTGAAAATGTAATTGAATACTTCTGAAATGAAGGTGTAATTCTTCAAAGCTATTGGATTATCTATTGCGATGTGGAGTTGAACACTGCCCTCAGTCCATGAATCCATCATGCAAACCGCCAATACTTTGCCGGTATCGGATATCGCTGTTATCCCCTTTGTATCTGGGAGTTTTATTCTATTTATTCGTTTTAGTATCCACTCAATATCATCTAAAGTAGACGATTCTATTCTCACAACACCCCGCCACGCTCATAGACATAATCATTGGATATCCATCTGACCGTATAACTGTCTGATTCGATCCTGACCGCACCGGAAGCACTGTAGCCAACATTGTTAGACGGTGAACTCCACTGCCTGACAACCTCTAAAGCGTTTGTCCATACAGAAGTCCCCCAAATAGCCGTACCCCATAGGGCCGCTTCTGCTGCGGCGAATGTAGAAGTACCCGTAATCGCACGATCACTGAAATCTATATCAAGATCGGAATAATAAGTAATACTTCCATTCACCCTTAATAGGGGCCGGAAGAAGGTAAATCGCTTCTGCTGAGAGGTGTTACCGAAATAACTGAAAGCTGTCTTTCCTATAGCACTAATCGCTGATCCACTATCACTGACATTCGCCCAGGCTTTTCTCACTCCACCCGAATAGCCGTAATAAAGGGCCTTGTTGTATTCTACGAAACAGTCACCATTCCATGAAGTGAACTCACACCAAGCCTTGGTAATGGTGTTCATGACGTATTGTTTATGTTCGCCACCTTCTACCACAGGGATATTGAATAATATCGCTTCTTCAGCAGGATAAAGCGTTGCCTCCCACCCGAAGTTATCACCATAAACCGCTGATGCTTCGTTAAAGGCATTCTCTATCTTATTGGTTAAAGCAAATGTCGGATCGACTTGAGACGATTGCAACGCACTGGATAATGGAAAGACTCCATTCTGGATGATTGCAAGAAGATCACCACCGTACTTCGTATAACTCCTACGCCCTAGAGGTTTACCAACGAAGTAAACCCCCATCAGCACCCAGTCAGAAGCCGTTGAGGGATCTGTCCCTCTATAGACTATTACTTCACCTTCAGAGGTCATGAACACACAAGCATCGTCAGGACCGTCGCCTGCATCGAACGACCATGTGGCACACCACATCAAGTATCCGCCATGATGACATAGGGAGCCTAGATCGAACTCTGTAAGAGCCCCACCCGCAGCCCCTGCTGACAGATACCAGAATGAAAGTGAGTCTTTCTCAAGGAATATTAACCTGCCCTTATATTCATTGACATTGACGATAGAGGTTGAGGTTAACCCTGTTAATGCCGGGGAAGTAATAGAGTCAACCGATAACCAAGTGGTCCCCTCATAGTACAAAGGCTTATCAACACCGTTGACTAATATAAGCCAATTATTGGTTCCATCACTGAAGTTTATCTGCTGGAATCTGCCATCAGTTACCGTAGCCGATTTAGCTGCTCCCGTCCCCGCTACGGATACATCATAGACATCAGTATCAGAGATGGCGAACATCTCACTAGTGCCATCCATCTTGTTATAGACAGCAAGGGTCTCTGTGACCCCTGTGACGCCCGTAGCGTAGTCTTCTCGCCCACCCCTTAGCCTGACATCAGATGTTGTCGGAAACCAGTTAACCAGCTTCACAGCGTCTGTGGGGGGCATGTTAGCCAGTGCATCACGGGCATTCCAGCCACCGACAGGGGCAGACTCGCTGTAGACTTCAACAACCTGCGCTCTGGGTGCCTTGGTACGTATGGCTTGTCTCACAGATCCCAATTCCCTTGATTAACCACGATTCTGGGGTACTTCTGGCGTTCTGACCTATCCTGATGAAGGACTCTTTTCAGCCCTTCCCTTGAAAGGGCGTCTTCCACTAATTTCTCATACGTCCTGAAATCTTCCGCATACTCGAACCCCTTTTCCTTCTTCCATCGCCACCTTAAGCCTGCATTAACGATAGGTTCAGGTAAGTCGATAGTGTCAGAATCACTGGTAAAGTATTGCTTCTGGTTGTTGTTTATCCAGTTCCATGTGACGTATTCAAACGCCCACGCATTCCCAGCTACCGGAGTTGGAGTAACGATCATCTCACCAGAACGGATACGGGCCATATACCTCGGGGCAGTGGATGCAAATCCCTTCTCCGCTGCCCAATCAGGACCGTCAATTACCAATACTGGTAGATTTTCAGTCCTGTCCCATAGAGTGTCTTGTTTGATATATCTAAACCCGATATCGGCGATATCCTGAATAAAGCCCTGTGATTCAGTAGCCACTGTTGTATGAAGGGCTTCAAGTGTTAAAACCTGCCAACTACCACGACCTGACAAATCTATCCCCTCTTCTTCAAGGAGAGAGTAAATCTGTGCGATCTGCGCGTCTGTAGTATTAATAACAGTAGTGGGGACTGTTATGTTAGTCCTTCGGCAGAATCGTTGGACGGTCGTGAGCAAACTCATATTTTATCCTTCGTTCAGTTTTTGACGCATTGTTTCGTCTTTCATCCGACCAGCGGGCTTTCTACCAAACTTCTTTTCGTATTCATCGCGAAGCATCCTTGATACGTGCTTTTTGGCTACTGCTTCTGATTTGAGAATGGTTTCAGCGGACATATCTTTATACTGGGAGGCGGTAATTTCCGGGTTCGTATGAACTGTCTCCCGGATTACTCCAGCTTCAGGCGCAGGAATCTCTGTTTTCTCCCAAGAGAGAGATTGTGCACTATGTTCCATCGGCTTATATTCACCATCCTGCGCATCCATCCTGATTTCAAACCGCTTGATCTGTTCTTGCAGGGAATCTATCGTCCCTTGTAACTGCTTGTTCTGGTTCTTCAGTTGAGAGATTTCTTCAGTCAAAGGACCGTGATCTTTAGCCGCCTGTAGCCATGCTTTGGCCTTGTTCTTGAGATCGTTTCCGCCCATGCCAATGCGACGCAGTGCTTCATCATTGGCCTGTGCTAAATCCTCAATCGTGCGGCACCCTGCGGATATCATATTCTTGGCCTGAGCCGGGGAAATAACAGCCCAATTCCTGACATCAGCCCCGTCTAGTGGTGGCTCCTGCCCTTTTCGCCAATGGGCATAAGCCTCTTTCCATAACTCAAGGTGCTTTTGTGGGATTCTTCCACTACGGACATCTCCCTCTTTCTTCTGAAAGAATACGTCAACCTTACTTGGATACTCGTCTTTTGAGTAAGGGGGCGTAACATAAATCATATCTTGGTCTTTAGATTTGTAGAACCCGTCTTTCAAGGACGCCTCATTATCCTTTACCGCTATCCGCTCAAACCGTACATATGCTGCTCGGTCTTCATCACGCTCTAAAATCTCACCTACTGACATAACTCTCTCCTGTCTGGATTAGTAATATAAAATAATGAGTCAATTCCCTGATCTGCATCGAACTTAATTTCATAGCCAAGATCAATAAATACGCTCTTCCACCACACATGCGGCTTCACCGTTAGATGTAACTGCGCGTCAATAAGATGCCCCCCAATATCATCTACAGTGCTTATCTGGAAAAATACATCCCCAGACGACTCCATGATATTATTGATAACTGTCTCCACGTCTTCTGTGGGGATGTGCTCCATAACATCAGTGCAAATTCCATAGTCTGCCTGCGCTGGTATAGGAATCGTTAAATCCCACTGGATGAAAGGCAGAGTACAGACCTCCGCATCTCTGGAGTTATCAGTGAAATCCAGCAACATCACATCAAAACCACGTTTAAACAGTGCGAGTGAAGTGCGTCCTGTGCCACAACCATAATC